TTACGATACCGTTGAAGACTATCTAAACTCCAAGAAATGAAAGCGATCATCTACATCCGGAAATCCAAGGAGAGCAAGTACTCCCCTAACAGCATCAGCCTAGATATGCAGGAGGATCGTTGCCGGGATTATGCCCGTAGTCGTGATATAGAGGTTGTTAGAGTGATTTGCGATGATGGGGTGAGTGGATTTAAGACTATGCAGAGAAAAGGCTTTGTAGAGCTTCTTACGGAGGTAAAACAGGGCGGTATTGATGCGGTTATTGTCTATAATCTTTCTAGGTTCAGTCGTAACACAGAGGCAACACTTACTACAATCAGGGAGTTTGACCGTCAGGGAGTAAGGCTAATGAGTGTCACCGACAGCCTGGATACAGGAACGGCAGTAGGGAAGTTATTTCTGACAATGACAGCTGCTTTTAATCAGTATGAACGCGATATCACCGGGGAGAGGGTAAAGGATGCCCTGAGAAGAAAAAAAGACAAAGGGGAAGCACTAGGTAGTGTGCCTTATGGGTATAAACGACAGGGTAAGTCCTTAGTAGAAGATCCTACCGAGCAGTTCAATATAGAGATTGTTTTAGAACTGCATGAACAGGGAAAGAGTTTGCGCACAATAGCCGCTATTATGGAGGCTAGGGCTATCCCAAGCAGAACCGGTATCAAATGGCACCATGATACGATCAACAGGATTGTTAAGTTTGCAGAAAAGAAGGTAGCATGAGAGTATTGAGTTTGTTTGATGGCATGAGTTGTGGGCGTATAGCCTTGGAGAGAGCAGGGCTACCTGTGACAGAGTATTTGGCATCCGAAATTGACAAATACGCTATTCAGGTTAGCGAGAGCAACTATCCTGATATTATTCGGTTGGGGGATGTTCGGGGTGTAGACCCTATTAACTTGGGGAAGATAGACCTTCTGATTGGAGGCAGCCCTTGTCAGAGTTTCAGTTTTGCCGGTAAACGTGCGGGGATGGCTACAAAAGAGAAGCAGGAGATAACAGACCTTTCTACCTACCTACGGTTGAAATCCGAGTGTTTTGAGTTCGAGGGACAGAGTTACCTGTTTTGGGAGTATGTGCGTGTCCTGGAGGGGTTGAGGGTTGAAAATCCGGGTATAAAATTCCTGTTGGAGAACGTAGATATGGAACGTCGTTGGGAGTTGGTTATCAGTAGAGCTTTAGGGGTTAATCCCGTGGTGATAAACTCTCGATTGGTTTCCGCTCAGAACCGTGTGAGGTTATATTGGACGAATATCGGAATGAAACCTATGGGGTTATTTGGGGATATGCATAGCATCATTGAACAGCCTAAAGACAGGGGGTTGTTGTTGAAAGATGTGCTTGAGCAGGAGGTGGATGAGAAATACTACCTCAGTGCAAATGCTATCAAGTATCTGAACCGAGTGCCTATGAATCAGCGTTTCCTACAGGACGAACAGGACGAAAAAGGCGGATGTATTACCGCCAACTACCATAAGGGTGTACCGTATAACGTAATAACAGTTGCCATGCGTGGCAGAAATCCTGACAACCCAACAAGTAGAGAACCTGGATTAAAGACAGAACAGCGCCTTGAACCGATAATAGATGGTAAAACCAATACCCTGACTACGGTTCAAAAAGATAATCTCATTCAAGAGCGCCGTATCATCCAACTAAATATGGCTGAGGAATTTGGCGGTCAACCAAGACAACAAAATCGCGTGTATTCTATTGAAGGTGTTTCTCCTGCATTATTAGCTGATATGAGTAGCAGAAGTCATGCAATCCGTGTTCCGGAAGCCACGAAAAAAGGTTATGTGGATATTGAACCTGGTGAGTGTTTTGACTTCACGGGCATCACCTCGACTACAAGGAGAGGCCGGAAGATGACCGACAAAGCTAACGCCATGACAACCGCACATCAGATGATGCGATACACCGAGGACTACCGCATCCGCAGATTAACGCCATTGGAATGTGAGAGGCTTCAAACGGTTCCGGATAATGAAATTATTTGTGTATTTGCATTATGTTTAGACCAAGTAAAGAATTATGTAAATGCGGTAGAGCAAAATCCCAAGTTGCTAAAACTTGCTTTGAGTGCCGAAAAAGAAGAGTTAAACGAGTTTGTAAAACTTGCAAATCAGAATATGAAACAAAACAATCAACTAACAAAGTCTATTGTTCAGCAAGGTGTAGATATGATGACACAGAGGCAAATAAATCAATGCACCAAAATCAATCAGAAAGAGAACAATACAACTGTAAACAATGCGGAAAATATTGTGATGTGCAAAAGTCAAAATCAAGAGGAGGATTTTGTTCTACCAAATGTTTTTATCAATATAACAGAGGGGAGAACCATGCGAGTTGGAATGGAGGAATTACACCAGAAAGGCAATCATTCTACAATTCACCTGAATGGAAAGAAGCCGTTAGCATTGTTTGGAAACGAGATAATGCAACTTGTCAAAGATGTGGATGCAGGAATGAAAAAGACAAACGATTTGAGTTCCATATTCACCACATTATCAGTTTTAAGCACAAAGAGTTTAGAGCAGATGTTAGCAACTTATTATTGGTTTGCAAAAAGTGCCATAACTGGATTCACTCAAGATACAACAAATCAAAACAGTTTATCCGTACAGTTTCAAATAAATGATGGATACACGGCCGTTGTAAGTGATACGGCCCGTTACAAGATGCTCGGAAACGGGTGGACAGTTGACGTGATAGTACACATATTCTCATATTTAAAACAATAACATGGAAAAAATCACAAAGAACTTCTACATTACGGAGTTCGTCAGTTACAAGGTATTCAAGCAATTTGGTGAGAAAAGCCATTGGTTTGTAGACCGTAGGATTGTTGAACTCGCACAGTTTACAAGGGACTACTTCGGGAAGTCCATGACGATCAACAACTGGTGGGATGCCAACGAAAGCGAACAGGATGCCCTGCCTTCGGAAAGACAGTATAGTGGGTTTAGGGAGCCTTCCTGTACGATAGGAGGCACTCTGAGCCAACATCGTTTCGGAAGGGCTATTGACATCCGTATAGCGGGATTAACGCCACAGGAGGTCTATACGGCGATATTAGCGGCTAAGGAGAAATTCATGGCTGCGGGGCTGACTACGTTGGAGGATATTAGGGACACCCCTACTTGGAACCACTTGGACATCCGTTATACCGGTAAATCAGATATTTTAATTGTAAGACCATGAAAGAAATACTACCGGACCACCAGTTCCTCAAAGATGAGGAGGTGAATGAACAGCAGATACCGCAACAGAAGGCAAAGGTCCACAGCAGGACGAAGATACCCGGTCACACGGTATTTGAATTAGATATTATCGAACAGCGAATAACGGTTATAAAGCCTATTTCAACCGCTGTAGTAGGGCTAGATGGCAAAACAGAGTTCAAGAACAGGGTGCAGATGCGCAAGAACTGTTACTACTGCCAAGCCCTGAACCTGAAGAATGCTGAACGAAAGTTTGGTCAGATGATACGGGAGGAGATTGGTACAAACTACGGGATGTTCTGTACAGACACAGAGTGGAAGCTACTGACCTTTGCCCACAGATTGAGGTTGATACACAATTTGAAAGCAGGGCAGTAATCCCTATATTTGCGACAAGAACTATGTTTGTAGGAGAAACATATCAACTAACTTTATTCGACCCGACCAATGAAACGGCTCCTACCCGTGGATTTGGCGGGTTGTTTTTTTGACTATGCCTAAAAAGACTAAGCGCCCTGAATGTACAAGCGATGTTGGGAAGTATATCACTATGCAATCCAAATACATCCTTGACCGAGATTTATCGGATAGGGAGAAAATCTTAATTGCCCTTGTTGACAGCCTTTCTATGAAACATGGGTATTGTTTTGCCACAAATGAATACATCGGCGATATTCTTGGTTACAATAAAGACACCATCAGCAAGGATATTAACAGGCTTAAAAAACTGAATTACCTGACCATAGAAGTCATCCTTACAGCAGAAGGTGTTTTTAAGGAAAGAAGAATAATTGTTACCCCTAATGATGGGGTAGTTGTATTAGTATCTCCTGGGCAGGGGGTATCCTCCAACCAGAGTATACCCCTCCTCCAAATAGAGGATACCCCTACTCCAAATAGAGTAGGTAATATAATAGTACAAGATAATAATGTAGTTAATAAAAAAGAAATAGATAAAGAAAAAGTGATTTCAACAGTAAAAGACTTCTATAAAACCGAGATAGATAAATCAGTACTAGGGGGCGCCGCGCTCGTCGGGCAATACAAGATGTTTGCGAACTACCTTTTTGCCGCTAACCCGACAGGGGAACCCGTAGAGCATGTCCTGAGAATACCTCGGCAGGTCACTTATGATAACTTTGTCGATGTTTTCAAACTAGCGGGAGGGAATATGGACACTATCTTCGAGAAGCTCAATATCCTGATCAACACTGAGAAGTACGCCAAGGGTAAGAAGTTTTTACATTTGATTATCATGAACTATATCGCAAAAGATGCAAGGAAATAACCTACCGGCAGTAAGAAATTCGCTTTCTGATTTACAGAGCGTTGTTTACGGTAAAATACCACCGCAGGCACGCGACCTCGAAGAAGCGGTATTAGGGGCTGTTCTGATAAGCACTGATGTTATCGGGGCTATTGTAGACCAGTTAATGCCTCAGATATTCTACGACGACAGGCATCGATTGATTTGTGAGGCTATTATGAGTTTATACAGGGCAAACCGACCTATCGATATTCTGACCGTAACTGAAGAACTTAGAAGTCTAGGGGTAATCGAAGGAGCGGGAGGTGCTTATTATGTCACCTCCCTGACGAACAAGGTAGGGTCTACGGCTCACGTAGATGAGCATATCAAGATTGTTTGGCAGAAGTATATCTCCCGGCAGATCATTGCAATATCAAGCGCAGGGGTTCATGATGCTTATGAGGATACAACAGACGTGTTCGAGTTGTTACAGAGCATGGAAAAGAGTTTTTACGAACTCACTAACCGAAAATTAAAGGAAAGTGTATCTATCGCCAGTGTGATAGCTTCAAACATTAAAATCGCTACTACCGTAAAAGAAAACCCAACAAAAAGCATAGGCGCCGCATCGGGGTTAAGAGAACTGGATGCTGTTACGTCAGGATGGCAGAAGCAAGACCTGATAATTATTGCAGCTCGCCCTTCGATGGGTAAAAGTGCCTTAGTGACAACCATAGCGGCTAATGCGGCTATCGACCACAGTATAGGGGTAGCGGTATTCAGCCTTGAGATGAGTACCGAACAGGTGGGGAACAGGGTTTTGAGTATGCGTAGCGAAGTAGACCACGAAAGCATCAAACGCGGGTATCTAACCGATTACGACCTTGAGCGCATGAATAGGGTAAGCCAAGAGATGAATGGGGTTAATCTATTTATCGATGACACTCCGGCACTAAATGTGTATGATCTTAGAGCGAAAGCCAGGAGGTTGAAGATGAAGTATGATATCGGGTTGATTATTGTCGATTACCTGCAACTAATGACCGTTTCCCAAAAGAAAGGTCAAAACAGAGAGGGTGAGGTTAGCGAGATCAGCCGAACACTCAAAGCTATTGCCAAAGAACTCAATATCCCCGTTATTGCGCTTTCACAGCTAAGCCGTAAGGTAGAAGAAAGGGGTGGGTCAAAAAAGCCAATGCTTTCAGATTTGCGCGAATCGGGCGCGATAGAGCAGGATGCCGATGTAGTGATGTTTATTCACCGCCCTGAGTATTACGGTATAGAAACCGACGAGAATGGCAACAGCACAAAAGGGGTTGCAGAACTCATTATCGCTAAACACAGAAACGGGTCACTCGCAACGGTTAAAACCTCTTTTATAGGCAAATACACTAAGTTTTGTGACTACACAGGTGACAGTCCCGCTACTGAGCGAACAAGTTACAGTAGGTATGTCCCTAAAGATAAAAAAGACGATTTCCCTTTTTGATTAAAATCCTATATTTGCAAAGTGAAAGTTAAACCAATGAATGGCCGGGTTGTAGTCGAGGAACTGCAGCAGCCGAGAACTGAAGGCTTTACAGCCGTGACAAGTGAAGCTCCCACGCAGGGTAAAGTACTTGCGGTAAGCGACGACAGCACCCTAGTAATCGGGGACACCGTGTTGTATGCACGGGAATCAGGTATCGGTATCAGCGTAGGCGACAAGCCGCACATTCTACTCAGGGAACAGGAGATTTACGCAGTAATTACCGAACAATGACAAGAGATATACTGACAGGGGCGGAAGCCCGTGCATCCCTTATGAGGGGTATGCAGAAACTCGCAGAAGCCGTAGGTGCCACACTTGGACCGGCGGGAAGAAATGTGATCATCGGCGGAAGTAATGGTGTGTTACCACGAAGCACCCGTGATGGGGTGACAGTAGCGCATAACATCAACTTTGTTGACCCCGATGAATACCAAGGGGCTTTTCTTCTCCGACAGGCAAGTGCAAAAACGGTAGAGGAAGCAGGTGATGGAACCACTACCTCAACATGGTTGGCGTATTCCATGATAAAAGCCGCAGAGGAGAGAATAGCGGCAGGGGAGAACCCGAACAAGATTAAAGCAGAGATTGACTCCGACCTACAAACAGTGTTGGCTGAACTCGACAAGATGAAAACACCAGTGAAACAAAGCGACTATGATGTGATTGAGTATATCGCTACAATCAGTGGCAACAACGACAGCCATGTAGGGAAGATTGTTCGCGAAGCCTATGAGAAAATCGGTGATGGCGGAGTAATCAGTTTAGCGGATAGCAATACCGGAGAAACCTATGTTGAACGTCACAATGGCGTAGAACTAGAATCGGGGTTTATTAGCCCTCATTTTGTGAACAACGGCAAACAGTTCCGATCAGACCTGCGAAAAGTGAAGGTTTTGCTCTGCACGGAAACATTGGAGAAGTTTAGTCAGAAAAGTCCTGCGGGGAAGGGTATGATGGAAGCCGCAAGGTTTTGTGCAGACAATGGGTATGCGTTACTTGTGATTGCCAAAGACATCACAGGCGAGGTATTGGCTTCGTTAGTCAGTAATAAAACAAATGGCATTTTAGTAAGTTGTGCGGTGAAGGCTCCGTATTTCGGCACTAAACTCAGGGAGAACCTTGAGGATATTGCTGCGGTAGTTGGTGGCAAGGTTGTAGACCCAGAGAAAGGCTTTAATCAGGATAACTTTGATTTGTCGTGTTTAGGCGACGCAGAGGTAGTGATGGTAAGCCAAAAGACAACTATCATCACAGGAGGGGCGGGCGACCCTAGCGAAAGGATTGAGGTACTCAAAAGTCAATTACAGATTTCCGATGATGATGTTATCCGCAATAGATTGGCGAAAATCAGTGGTGGAGTTGCTGTTATCAACGTAGGAGCTTCTACCGACCTCGAACAGAAGGAACTCAAAGACCGTTACGATGATGCCTACAAAGCCGTAAGAGCGGCGATAGAAGATGGGTATGTTCCCGGAGGGGGTTCCGCTTTGTTGCGCATTAACTTAGGAACCGATGGAGTGATGCACACGGCAATAGCAGCACCGTTTGAAAAAATACTCGCTAATGCAGGGTATGAGGCATTTGAAATTGAAGAAAAGGCGATAGCCGTGTGTTCCGGCGACAAAGTGTTCGATGCAAAAGCAGGGGTTTATGGCAACCACTTGGAGATGGGGCTTATTGACCCGACCAAAGTTGTGAAGTCAGCGATAAGGAACGCAGCGAGTATAGCGGGAACGGTTATCCTCACAGGTGCGGTAGTGCTTCAACACAAAGAATGATCGAAGTAAATCCATACAAACTCAAATTGCAACCTAATTGGTTGCTTTTGTCTTTTGACCTACAGGAGTTCGTCAGCCAAACGGCGGAACTGCAAAATGGGTTGAGGGTAGACAAGCGATTTGAGAAATACGAGTATGCTGTTGTTACAGGGCAGGTTGTCGGGATATGCGACACCCTGTTCTACCTTCCAAGTAAAGGTGATTGGCACGAAGCTCCCCTTGAATACGATGCGCAAATAGAAGTTGAAGTTGGCGACACCGTGTTTTTCAACTATTTGAGTGCCGAAAAAGCGGTTGCGCAAGGAAGGATGATAGAGTGGGAGGGAAAATACTTCGTTTTTATGCGCTATGATCGTCTGTACGCAACGATAAGGCGCGGGGAGTGGTATGGTGTCAACGGATGGAAAATAATTCAACCACGGGCTTCTATGGAGGTCAAAACAGGTTTCACGGTAAGCCGACCAAACAAAAAAGGAGTAGTGGTTGGTAATGGGAAGCCCGTAGAGGACTATTGGGACAAACATTATCCCGAAACAGGATGGATAAAATGGGGTGACGAGGTAGAATACATTACCGCTATACCTTTGGAAAACAAATACTTCAGTAAGCATGGTGAGTTTTACAGGGTTCGGGAGAAAGATGTATTGTATTCCGACAGACAGATGAACCCAACGGTTATTGAGGTTACAAAAGTCAGGAACCGTATGGTAGGTTCGTTTGACATCACAAACACCACGCTAGAAAGAGGAATATCTAGCGGTGAGGAGGTCATCTACCATAGGGAATACGAGTATATCAACCCCGAAGGCAGGGTATTTGTCCGTAGGATAGATAAGAGTGTTGAGTTTCTTGGGGAAAAACTATTGATGCCGATATGATGCACGAGTTCTACGATAAGGTTGGGCTAAAAATAGATGAACGGAGTTTCCGGGATTGCTATGTAGACCTTGGAAAAGTCGGAGTAGGTAGTGTATTGCAACAATACCCGCAACTAGCAGAGTGGGTGGAAATGAAAGACGACCCGAAGAAGTACAAGCCTATCCTGAACAACAATTCGGTGTTGAAATATATTGTCTGCATGTATGACAGCAAATCTCCGTTCAGAGGCTTGGAATATGACCAAAGAAAAGTAGCTAGTGCGATATACGCCGATTTTGATGTTGCCGTAGGAGGTGATTTCACCCCTAAATACCAAGAGGTAATGAACGGGTTAGTGGAGATAGTAAACATGATGGCTATTCGCTACTGCATTATCACAAAAGGGTTGGAATACAGCACATACAAAGAATTTGAACGCCGATATTACGAGATAAGCCTTAAAGACCCTAATAGGAAGATTACCGACATCGATAAAGAGCGCGAGGTTGTCGCAAGGTATCGGGATACGTTTCTTGAAGGCGATACTAGCAAAGGTATTCAGCAAACCCTGTATAAGATTGTTACCGAAGAAGAAAAGAAACTGCGTAAATTAAGACCCGAATATCAGCAGGAGTTTTTCTACAACAGAATAGCGGAAACCAGAGATAGTATCAACAAAGCCTATGCAGACGAGGATTAAAAGCGGTAACAACAGAGGGCTTAAAGACAGCCAATATCACGATCAATACCTCCCTGCCGACACAGAGGTTGTATTCCACGAAGGTCTAGAAGGGTTGGATGTTATCAAGATACCTCTCCCTAAGCCTCCCGATATCAGAAGAATAGAGGGATACGGGCTTCCCCCGCTTGAGCAGAAATTCCGATACACGGAGCTACCTAGAAAACTCAAGCAACTCGATGATAAAAAATATCTCATGGTAGATGACTACTGGAATGAGATAGAAAAAGACTTCGATTACTTCAAAGATGATTTTTGGTTTATTGAAAGAGAGTGGTTCCGCCGTAGGTTTGGGCATTGGGTGTTCATCAAGGGTAAGCCCACATGGATACCCCCGTGGCTATACATGTACTTGAACTATCACAAGTTTGAGAACGAAATACCCGGATTTGAAGCACCAGGGCATCCCGAATACCGAGATAGGGATAGAAAACTCTCTGTTGGTAGATGGTATGCCGCAACAACAACAGAGGCTCCGTTTCTGTATCGGTACATGACCGACAATAAGTGGCGATACACAAGCAGCGATAAAAAGGTGTATGAACTCCGTGAGAAAAACTTTGAGGTAGAAAAGGGACCGTTCATTGTGGACATGGGGGTGAGAACCGTATTAGGCACTGTAGAGTTCAAACCCAGAAGGGGAGGTTACACAAGCCAGTGTGCTGCAATCAGCAACGAGATAGTCACCCGTATGGAGAAAGCTATTGTCGGGCTGCAGAGCATGACAGAAACCAAAGCAAAAGATATTTGGAGCAAGAATAACATTAACGGTATCAAAGGGCTTCCGTTTTTCTTCATACCTGTAAGTGAGGGGATAGTTGACCCTGAGAAAGTGATGAAGTTTAAACCCGCTTTGAAGAAAAGCAATGCAGAAACAGGTAAGAAGCTAAAAAAAGGGTTATACGGGGAAACATCGTACGGATCCTCGGTAGTCGGATTTTATGACGGATTGAAGCTGAAATACTACCTGAGCGATGAATTTGGGAAAACCGTAGAATGCGATGTATTGGAGCGCACCATGGTTGTTCGCAAGTGTTTAAGCACGGGTAACATGAAGAACATCATCGGTTACAGCAATCAGGTCAGCACAGCAGGGGAGTTCAAAAAGGGTGGTGGTAGTGAAGCAAAACAGTTGGCTAATCTCAGCCATTGGGGGCAGAGAAACGAATTAGGGCAAACAGATAGCGGGTATATCAATATGTTCATCCCATCGGACGAGGGATTGGAGGGGTATATCGATGAATGGGGGTTCAGCAAGAAAGAAGAAGCAAGGGAAGCTATTTTAGCACGTAGGGCATCTTTGATAGAAAAACAGCAATGGGAGAAACTCAACGAGGAAATACGCCAGGCACCGCTCGAATGGAAAGAGAATTTTATCTCCAACAACAAACAGGCTAGGTTTAATGCCTACATCCTGGAGAAGCGTCACGCCGATCTTACTGTAGGTGTTAATCCACACGTTGTCTACGGAAGATTTGCATGGGAGAAATGCGCCAATCACAACTACAGTCTGAGAAAGTTACCAACAAGGGCAGACTTCATCAACAAAAGGGATAGGATTATCTTCATCCCCGAACCCATGTATGATTACAGTTGGGAGCTTTCGTGGATGCCGAACCCTAGTGACCAGAACCGGTTTATCATCAAAGAGGATAGCAACGACATCATCCCGTTCAACATCACACGCCTCAGCCATGGGGTAGATACCTTCAAATACGGGGAGAAAACAAGTGATGGGAAGGGTAGTCTTGGAGGTGGTGCGATATTTAGAAGGTTTGACCCGACAGTAGATAACCCACTACTTGACCCGTTGGGGTGGAATAAAAACACCAATGATTTTAACCATGTTACGGGTAGATTTTGTGGGGTGTATCTGAAAAGACCACCACTAGAGGAGTTCTTGGAACAGCAGCTTATGGCGGCACTATTCTTTGGGATGCAGACTTATCCGGAGATGAACTTGAATAACTATTACCGATGGGTAAGGGATAGGGAGTTCCCCGAGTACTTGTTCTACGATGACGATGTATTCACCGGCCAACAGAAGAAAGAACCCGGAGCGCACACCAATGTTGTGATTATTAACACTATCTTCAACGCATGGGCGCAGCATATTGAGCAGAACGGTTTACGCGAAGTGCATCCTATTTTCATCAAACAGTGTTTGGAAATAGAGGACAGTATGACAGACTATGACGCCTTCCTGCGATTCGGTTGGANNCCGCAGGAGGATATGCGCTGATGCAGAGCAACAACACCCGTGAAATACAGGTAGAGGAAGATAAGGGTTTTGATGCAAGTGAGGTTTTTCGCTTTGAAGCATTAGAATAAAGATTTTATATCTTTGACCAAACAAAGTCGAAGATGGCCTTGAATAAAATTCTCACGGAGGAAAGCTACAAGCAGTATATGACTGCTAATCCATTTCCGGCACATGACATTGACCCTGAGAAAAAAGATAGCATTGCTTGGTGTAGACAAATAGCGTTAGCGATATGGAGTAATTACTGCCTAAACAACAGTGGACTACCTTTCTCCTTCGGCACAAATCAGTATGACTACACCACACTAAGGCTGTACGCCGAAGGCAACCAAGACATCAACAAGTATAAAAAGATGCTTGGGCGCAAGAACCCCGATAAAGATGATGACCGCAGGGGAACCTACAACGCGATATCATGGGATAACCACAGTGTCCTACCAAGATTTGAGCAAGTGATATTGGAAAAATTGGCTGAATTTGATGTCAATTATTCGGCAGTAGGGGTGGATGATGCCACGATCACCGAGAAAACCCGTATTAAAAACATCGTATGGGAACGCGCTCAGAATAAATTTTATGAACAGGTGTATAGTGCATTAGGCGAACAGATGCCTGAGATGCCATTTAAGCCTGCCGACAAGCAAGAACTTGAATTATGGTCAAGCATGACCTTAGAGATGGCTTACGAAATGAAAATGACCGAAGCCGTTAAATACTGCATGAACAGAAGTGAATGGGATGACGAAATAGCGGTTGGCATACGCAGGGATTCATTCAGGCTAGGTGTTGCGGCGGTGTATGAATACGTGGAAACACACAGCAAGAT